CTCTTAGTTTCTCCGGTTCTGAGGCGATAAATTTGCTCATCAATCTCTGCTTTTTTGCCCCACGGATCAAATAATCCAACCTGTGATTTTTCTGCTTGCAGTTTCTTTATCTTTTCCTCTTTTGATCCGGGAGCACTTTCGGTTTTTCTTTCTTGAGCATCAACTGTTCCTGGAAATAGAGCAGGAATAGCAGCACCCGCCAGAAAAAGACCAGCAGCTGCTGCAACCTTTCCGCGACCAGTTAATCTTCCTCCAGCAGTGAGCTTTAAATTCCTTAATGCCGACAGAAGCATAGGCATAATCTTTGCCATACCTTTGGCAAAGAATCCCACTAATTTAATAGTATTGCGAACAAACCCACCAAAGGGCGTCATGAACAACAAGAATGCTGCTAATAGAGCTGGCCAGAATGTCTTAAGTAAACGCCCAAGAACCTCAACTTTCTTGGCATTTTTTGGATCACTTATCCACTTCATTAATGAATTGAATGCTGCACCAAGGAAAGTATACTTAATGAAATTCCAAATTCTTTCAAGGGGACCTTTAATTGGAGCAATTAATTGTTCCTGCAATTTTTTTAATTCTTTTGCTCTTTTCTTCTCTAATTTTTCTTCTTCCTTTGATCTTTTTGATCTTACTTTTTCCCGTCTATTCTTTTCCTCTTCCTTCTTTTCTGATTTGGACTGATTCCTTAAAGTGTTAAGGATATTTTGTAGGGATTCCCCAATATTTTTTAAAGAGTCTACGAATCGTGTGCTCCTATCAGCACCCTTTTTTTCTTCTTTATCATCTACTGGTCTAACACTACTCGCTGGAGATTCTGTTTTACGTGGCCCGTTGCCAGGTTTTCCAAATAAAAATCCAGCAGTCTTTACATTATTCTTTACTCCAGAATCAGTTGCTCCAGCAGTAGATTTCTTAAACGCATCTACACCAATCTTCTTCTTCTTGATTGTAAATCTGCCAACCTTTCCTTTGATTCTCTTTAATTCTCCGGTAAGAAGTTCAGCTTCTTCGGAAGGCATCGCCCTTCCCTTACTGGTAAGAATCTGATTCTCAATTAATCTTTGTTTTAGCAGGGTCTTATATGTATCATAGTCAATATCAAAAGTATCCTCCAACCCAAGGAGTCGGAGGATAATATCGTTAATATCTTCTTCTGATATTGAATCAGTCTGTTTAGTGCCAGTATAGAGGGAAAGTTTTCCCAAAGAATCAACGGGCATTTTTCTGAGCCTCTGCTTTTAATCGTTCTTCTTCAAGATGATTCTTCAACATACCCACATAGACATCTCTCTCCCAAGGAATCATATTTTCTATCTCTGTTAATGAATATTTATGATACTGCATTAAAGAGAAATTTAATACGAAATAGTTTTCAAGATCCATGTGGGACATGGCTAAGCGAAAAAACTTGATAGTCCCTCTAGAACAACCTCACTCTCAACTCCAGTGTTTGGATTCTTAACCGTCACAGTATGTGATAGTTTAGGCATCGTTTCAAAGAATTTTTCAATCTGTTTGAATTGAGTTGTATTCATCTGATCAAGGAAATCACTAAGTTCCTTTTTGGTTACATCAGAAGCAACCCAGACTTCCTCTTCATTATAAATTTTATCGATACATGATGCAATCAAATCAAACGATTGCTCCATGTTATTGTCAGATTCAAGATCAAAATTACTCTTGACAAATTGATCCAATGATGGATATTTCATCTCCATCATTAACGAATCATCAAGATTAATTTTTTTATTGTGCTCAGGATTCTTTTGGACATGAATATCATCAACACTGATCTTAGTTAAGACAGTAGTTATTTCATCATCGGGACAAATGATATTCACTTCAATCTCCTCTCCAACAGACTTTCCTCTGATGTTCAAGAAGATGTATTCAATATCAAAGGTGGGAAGAGTTTCTACCTTAATTCCTTTTGTCTCAATACAATTCTTGATTACGTTTTTAATTGCTGTGGAAATTTGTTTAGTATCCTGACTTTCTAATGCCAACACAAGGAGCTTTTCTTCCCTGACCAAAAATGGTCTATACTCTATCTTTTTTCCCGTTGATGGCAGTTCCAATTCATAAGTCGGAGTAGAAATCTTTGGTAATGGCATAATCTCTCAAAAAGTTCAGATGCTTTATTTATCACCCCAATAGACCCTGTGATCTGCCAAGTTGATCTCTTGTGCCATATTGATCAAGGGCCGGATTGCCAATTGCTCTACCATTTCTTTGAGTATCTCCATTCAAGAAATCATTATACACTGCACCATTAACGGGTCTATTATTTGGATTTTGAGGACTTGGTGAATTTCTATTCTGATTGACTGGAGTTTGCGCAGGATTACCAGCAAATCGCGGATTGTTATTTCCACTTCCATATCCCAATCTCTCAACAATAAATCTGTTATATGTAAATGACACCGTACACATCATCAATTCTGATGTAGTATACTTGACAGGCATGGTAATCATTTCAACTGGATATGCTTGCAGGAATGTATATGCAAGATATGTTCCTTGCATTTCGCGTTCAAACTTATTGATATAAATTTCCGGAGATCTGTATCGATCAGAATATCTTACTCGATAGAAACGATTCTTATCTTTTCTTTGATCGTCATCATTCATAGCATATTGAATCCACTTCTCAAAAAACCAAATTACACTATATGATCCCTTTGTGGATCCACCAAGATCAACATAGAATGTAAAGGTTGCTCTTTCATCATGCTGCCTGCGATAACCAAGTCTTTCTGTGACTCCGGTATAATCATCATTCAATTCTGCAGTCATGATTGCAGAACCAGGAAGGGCTGCCTCATGACATGATAAAGAAAGATGCTCGGCATCATAGAACTGACGCAGATCCGGTGGCGGTTCCAACCATGCCTGAAAGTGTGACGTTAGGGATGGTTGAAGTAGGAGAGACTTAATCTGAGAGTTAGTCTTAATTACCGGTTTTGGTGCGGGCATTTATAAATAAAGCTTACTCTTATATATTATGTATGCCCAAAGATTCTAAGTATTATCAAGGAAGATTCCATCCACAAAACCCAGAGAAATATATTGGAGATCCTTCAAACATAATTTACAGAAGCAGTTGGGAACTTAAATTTATGAAGTGGTGCGATAGGACATCAGCGGTTCTTAGATATGGGTCCGAAGAGTTCTCAATTCCATATTGGAATCCAGTGAAAGAAAAGGTGTGTAGATATTATCCGGATTTTCTAATTGAAGTTTTGGAGAATGATGGAAAAAAACATAAGTATCTGATTGAAGTCAAACCCAAAAAATCAACTTTACCACCAAAACCAAGATCTAGGACAACAAAATCATATATCACAGAAGTTCAAACTTATGCTGTAAATCAATCAAAGTGGCAGGCAGCAAGAGAATTCTGTAAGGATAATATGATTGAATTTAAGGTTATCACCGAAGATGAGTTGGGATTAAAGGGATGAGTAGAATACAAGATCTCAATAAAAAGATAGAGGGGCAACTAGATCCAGACTCTCTTATGATGAGTATTTTGGAAGTCTTTACAGAATCGGTATTAATACCCGAAGTTGGTGGGTATTATACATTTGTTTATTATCCAAAGACAAGTAACTTTGAATATGACGCCCATCCACTAGTTGCGGTTACTTCAATTGAAAAATGGGGATTCAGAGCGATCAATTTTCATTGGGGAATGGCAAGACAATATACATGGATTGAAGTGATTGGAAAACTTCATATAGTATATCCAGAAGAAATCTCAGAATTACGAAAAATACCGTTCGCCAAATTCTCTCATAAATAAATACAAACCATTATCTCATAATGCCAGAAGCAACGGATCCAGCACAAGCAGGAGATGTATCATCAACTCCTATTGCATCACCAGATACTAGCGATTCTTTTGGCGGTGCATTTCTAACCTACCCTATCAACATGGATCCCGAACAGGATCGGGTTTCATTTACTGTTTGGGAGTTGGCCAAAGCTCTTGGCACGGCAGCGTCTGGTGGTCTGCAAGTTGGTGATGTGAAGTATAGAAGAATCGGCCCAACTGCATATCTTCCAGTTCAAGCACCAATTACAGATAGTAACTCTGTTCAGTGGGAAGCAAAGTCACTAAACGAACTTCAGAGAAGACTTGTCAATTCATCTCTGGACTTCATGGACACTAAGAGCTTTGATAATCTTGGTCAGAATCTTGGTGGACTTGCTAAAGACGTTCTTCAGGATCCAAAACTCGCAAATCTCTACATGGCAGAACAAGCTGCTGGTGTTGGAGAAGGTCTTCTTTCTAGGGCAACCGGACAAATCATTAACCCAAACCTTGAATTGCTTTTCCAAGGACCAACTCTTAGAGATTTTCAATTCACATTTAAGATGACTGCAAGAAATGAAAGAGAGGGTAAATCAGTAAAAAGAATTATTCGGTTCTTCAAAGAAAACATGGCTGTCAGACTTACCCCTGGCAGGTTGTTCCTTAAGGCACCATATGTCTTTGAGATTAAGTATCTAAAGGGAACATCTCAAACACACCCATCGATTAATTTAATTAAGAAATGTTGCGCTCTAAAAAATTGTGCAGTTGATTATACTCCCCTTGGTTCATACATGACATATGATGATTCTGACGCAACCATGGCGCAGTATTCCATGCAACTACAATTTACAGAGATCGAACCAATCTACGATGTAGATTATCAAAGAGAATCAGATCATCCAATCGGTTACTAATCATGGCATCGTATTCATATTTTAAATATCTTCCCAATTTTGAATATGTCAGTAGGGATAAGGATCATAAAAACATTTCTGACTTCACAGAAGTAAAGAACATCTTTAAACGCGGAAAAATACGTGAAGATATTCTTGACAACCTGGCGTTCTTTACCAAATATGAGATTGTTGGCGATGAGCGTCCGGATAATGTGGCATATAAAATATATAAAGATTCAAATCTTGATTGGGTAGTTCTTCTTTCAAATAATATTGTCAACGTCCACTCTGAGTGGCCAGTTAAGCAAACCGTATTTGACAGCATTATGCTTGAAAAATATGGGTCGTATGAGAATCTATACAATGGAATTCATCACTATGAGACCGTAGAGATTCGTAATACTTTGGGAGTTGTGATCATGAATGAAGGAATCAAAGTTCCTGAAGATTTCTCCATTACTTATTTTGATCCTGGCCGTGGTGAAGAAATGATCTCCGAAGGTGTCGCCAGACCAGTGACATATTATGAATGGGAATCCAAAAAAGAAAATGCAAAACGGAGTATTAATCTTCTTAAACCGAAGTATCTGGGACTCGTATTGGATGACATTGAGAGATTAATGCCATATAAAAAAGGTTCTACTCAGTATGTGAGCAGAACCCTTAAGAGAGGCGATAATATCAGACTATTTGAATGATCACATATCAACTAGTCGTTGAAAGTAAGACATTGCATCATCCTCATCCTCATCACTATCGGAGGAACTTTCTACGCGACTGGAAGACAGACTGTTGAGTTGATCACGTAGATTGTCTGGAAGTTCAGGAGAACGCTCTTCGAAAGTTTCCTCATCCATAACCTCAGGATCTTCCCTACGGGGGGCCTGTTTTTGTCCAATCACATACTTCAGACGCTTTTCAAGATCCTGATAGGACTTGAATTGATCAGCAGCAACAAGAGGTTGCAGAAGATGCTGTTTCTCCCAGATTGCTTCTAGTGCATCATCATCCTCCATAAGAGGTTTGGAAGCAGCAAATTCTGACTTATCATAATTCCAGTAACCATCCTTCTTAACCAACTTCAGTTTAAAATTGGCACCGGTCCAGAAGTCAAATGGATTGATGGGGGTCTCATCTTCAAATTCTGGTTGCATGGCATTCAGAATTTTATCAAAGATCTTCTTACCAAATTTGAACAGGAACACACGTCCCTCATTCTCAGGATGTGCAGGATCGCGAACAACGTAAATGTTTGCATAGTAGGACAGTTTGCGCTTTTGCTTGCGCACAGTCTCTTTGTCCTTTTCATTGCCACTGTTCCACAGAGTACGATTATACTCAGAGACGGGATCTTTTTGACCAAGAGTTGTCAGAGAGTTTTCAATATACCATCCACCGGGACCCTGGAAGGCATGAGAAAACATTTGGACCCAAGGAAGATCTTCTCCCTTAGGTGCGGGAAGAAAGCGAATTACAGCGGATCCGACGCCACTCTTATCCATTTCGGGTTTCCAGAAGCGGTCATCAACTCCAGATCCACTACCAGTATTCAGTTTTTCGACTTGCTTCACCAGTTTGTCGGTCAGCGAACCAAGTTTGGATTGCTTTTTAAGATCAGCAAAAGACATGTGTATTCTCCGTATGTTTTGTATTCGGCGTATTTGGCCTTTACTTCCTTATTCTACAGGTCTGAACCCGTCTTGTCAATTCTTTCGCGCATTGACTGCAGAACTGCTGCCATGTTTTTAAAAATAACTCCAACATCAGAATTTGTAGGAAGTCCCATCATAAAAGCAGATTCGCTAATACGATTTTTCATTTCCTTCGCCTTCGGATCATCTGATAGTTTCAAACGTGTATAAAGAACTTGTTGAGTTTGTAGCAAACGATCTAATAAATCAACATGTTCAAGTTTTTCCTCTCTGGTCATAGAAGAAAACTTAAACACATTAGAATAAATCCTTTCCTGCAAGTCAGAGATTTCTGCAAGTTCCGACCTCACAATATCAGAATCAAAAAATCCCATATCAATCTCCAAGTAGCATACTTTTCAAGTTCTTTCTATAAAGGAAGATATTAATATTTAGAAAGTCATTATACTTTCTAAGTTTCAAAGATACTAAACTCCATACCGGATCATTTAGTTTCTTATCAAAATGCTTTCCAATCTCAAATATTCGATTGTAAATCACCAAAGTTTCAATGCTGATTTCCCCATTCAGAAAACATTTTAGAACAAGTGGATGTCCCTTGGAGCAATCAAATATATCATCAAGAGAATGATCCTTAAATAATTTTTCAGTCTCTTCTTTAAACAAATAGTTCAAAGATTGAGTTCTTTTTTTCCATTCGGAATATGTTTTGTCACCACTACGAATAATCTCACCAATCCATAGGGTGTCTGGATTATCCTTAGATACAAAATTAGATACGAAAAAGTCTACAATTTCCCTATCAGTTTTGTTTCTGGATAGTTTCTCAAACCAAAATCGATCTTTACGTTTATAAAAAGATTGTAATGATGCTCGACTCTTACCACAATACTTGTGGTAGTCATACTTTTCCTTTGTAAAATGATTCTTTAAAGCAAGATAAGTTTTATAACAATCAAAAGGTGTCATTCACATCATCATATAGGAAGTTTGGCGTGAGAAGTTCTCTTTAGGAAATTCAGTTCCATCGCCTCATATTTAATCTTCTCCTTCAGTGGCTTTGAAATCAATTTGGGAATTGATTCCAAGTCAAGAGAATTCATCTCACAGAAATAGATGATCGCATCGATATAACTCATATCGATATTATCTCTGACTAAAATCTCAATTTCTTGAGCAAATTTTGATGAGCAGAAAAACTTCTTCTCAAAAGCTTCTTTTAGATCTTCTTCCATGTACCCTAGGACTGTTACGTGCAATTTGATACCTATATGACTCATTCAAGTTTAACATATAGTGCCGTGTCCGTCAAGCGTATTGCTGAGATGCTGTTTCAACAAAGTTTTTGATGTATTGAATTAGAAGTTTCAGATATTTTTTCTTGTCATTTTCTTCGTAAACAACAACTTCCCCATTTTCACACGCCATGATGATTACGAATTTTTTAACTGAAATTCCAGTCATTTCATGCAACATACATGCATATGCGCAACACTGAACGAAATAATGCTCGATCCACTCACGTGGTTTTGGTTTTTTAGACGTTTTGAAATCTATAATCGCTAGTTCGCCATCAAATTCGGCAATACAATCGACGGTTCCAGCTACACCAAGATAAGTGCTATAGAGTGCCCCCTCAAGAGCACGTATATTATTTATACGCTTAAGTGTAGGCACCGACATCTGAAACAACATTTCTGAGATCGGAAGAATATCAGAAGGACGGTCGAGGTTCCTCAAATACATCTCTACAAGAGTATGCATATCAGTTCCCCGACTTGTTGCCAGTCTTGTAACTTTATCTGCCTCTGCATCACCAACCCGCTTTCTCCAATCTGCAAATTTTTCACGATTGAAGTGACTAATTACTGATGTAATAGAGACTAGTCTCCGAAGCGCATTCTCTGCATCGGAGACTTTATAATATCGAATACCATCTATTGTCTCCCTCTCAATTTGAGGGAGACTCAAATCAACATGTGTGAAAGTCATCAAAGTCCCAATTCGGTTTTTGCAATAATGTATTCTTTACAGATTCCTGAGCGGACAATATCATCGATGCCAAACTCAATCAATTCCATAGAAGGCATGGTGCGAAGAATTCTCATGAAGTCAATAATACCATTCTTCTCATTTGTCTTAATAAGGTCTGACTGCGACGCATCACCACAGAACATAATTTTACTATTTTCACCAACGCGGGTGATAATAGAATCCAATTCATGAAAGTTCAAATTTTGAAATTCATCTACAATAATAATAGCATTATCCAGAGTAGTTCCACGAATGAAAGAAGTTGACCAGAAACTAATTGTTCCCTGAGTCTTCAGGTTTCCATACAACATTTCAAAGTCAGCATCACTTGGCATTTGGAACATGTATTTTACCATGTTCTTGTATGGAATTTGATACAGAGATGATTTATCCTCATGGTCTCCGGGAAGAAAACCAATCTCTCTGGTGGCGACAAGAGATCTTACCAGATAGATTTTTTCATACGGAGTCTTTTCATCAAGAACATCCTGAATTGCATTATAGAGAGTAATAAAAGTTTTACCTGTACCCGCTACTCCATATGCAATTACGTGTTTTCCTGCATCATAAGCATCAAACAATCTTTCTTGATTGTCTGTTAGAGGTTCAATTTCTAAAAGTAGATCTAAGTTGATTGGTTTCTTTCTCTTCAATTGTTTTGCTGTCATACCAACACCAATTGGTTGCTGTGATGTAGACTTTCTTTTTCTTGCCATTATTTTAACTTAGAAGGGTTTTACTCTGGATCCTGGCATTTTTGATGCACGGTGAAGCACATCATTCCAACCCGGATGTTTTTGGATTAGTTTATTTTGCCAGTCGCCCACCTCCCCGACGCCAGCAACTCCAGCAGACCAATCTTTATCCCAATCCGGATTTTCTTTTCGCCAATTTTCATAGTCACTTAAAGACATAGTAAGTTCTTGCGTCTCACCTGTCTTCAAATTCTTTACAGGATATATCGGCATAATTAAGAATTATATGTTACGTTTATTTATTCAAATGTATCAAGATATATGGATGTAGATTCTTCTGCCAAATAATCAGAAACATCGGCAGGTTCTAAATCCGGATTTGATCGAAACAACTTTTGAACTTCTTCCTCAGTAGCAAGAACTTTAAATGTATGTCCGGTCAAAGTATCTTTGAAAAAGTATGATTTCATACCAGTAATATCATCAACAATTGATTTAATCATGGAGATAGTCTTGCTTTGTGCAAACGTTTTACTTCATAATAACTAAACACTTCAGGAACCCATTCCTTAATCACTGGAACCATACACTCACATAGTGCCTGGATTTCAAGTTGTGCATCCAATTTAGCACGAAGATCCAGGAAGTGAAGTGCTGCTCGCAGAGAGAATGAGACTACAAAGTTCTGACGAATATTCTGAGGAAGATAATCTCTCAGATGCTCCTCTGCCATACCCCTCTCATAACCGTCTGAGTAACGCGCAGATGCCCCTACACAGTGACTTAACTCACGTTGCCAATCTCCGTGGGTCCACTCGTATTTGTGCCCTTTACGGTCCAGATAGAGACCAGGAGGACGCACGTAAAAAACTTCTTCTGGTTTGAGTTCTCCCTTGGCAACTTTCAACACCCTGCGACCAGTATATCGCTGTGACTGAACATCAAATGATACACCAACTCGGTGAGTTCTTGCCTGCATGGGAACATTGTGCACAAACCCATAGCAATCGAATGTGATTGCAGGATGCTCCAGTGGTCCCCAATGTCCGCGATCATTTGCTAGAAGTTGCTCAATGACCCATTCACCTGCTTTAGTTTCATTTGGCGGATTTTTAGTATGAATAGGATCCTCACTATAATCATTCTTACCTGCCTGCCAAATCACAGTCTGTGGAAGGGGTGTTCTCTGAAGGGAAACTACGCCCATATACCCATCGAGCTCAACAAGGTCTTTTGCTTTTACTGGCTTCATTCTATTCCCTCAGTCGTTAAATACTTCATCATAGTCATCTGGATAATATACGCAAGATTCGTTCTGATATAGTGAGGTAAAAGTTAGATCCTCTTCAGGTTCGGAGTCATCTTCAATACCACAAAGTTCCTTTTCCAAACAAGAAATCAGAACGTTCATATTCTTACATATGAGACGTATCCTTTCTAATTTATCAGCGTTCATGGTCCTCCAGAAACTACTATCAGTATACACAAAAAAATAGGGGGTGTCAACCCCCATATCTATTCATTTTTTATTGTGTTTATTCGAACAGATTTGACATATAAAAAACGAAATTAAACACACAAACGCAATTTGCAATAATGTAAGTTCTCCTATTATTTGGAATGGAGTTTGCATTATAATATCCCCTTATAAATTTGTTGTTTAGTATCATCATTCATAGTCTGAATGGGATAATAATGCTGCCCCCGATATGAATGATCTTTTGTGTCAACTTTGCGATGCCATTCCACAAACTCTTTTTTTGGTGTTTCGGTGTCATACCAAACACCACGATAACAAGCTTTTGCCATTTTAGTTACTCCTAAGCGTTATTCCAAAGTCTCCACTCACACCATTTTGGTGAAAGATCTTTAATCTCTCTAAACAATTCCCTTTCAATTTTTGGTGGATAGTCCTTGCCATATATTCTAATCATTAGAATATTTGCCTGGGAACATGAGAGCACTAATGGAAGAGCTATTTCGAACATGATAGTAATGAACGTCTACGTTCCTTATGTCTCCTTTTCAAACATATTTATGTCGAAATCCTGATTTTTAGTAGCAATTTATACAAAATAGTATCAATCTTATACCAAATCCCATTAAGTTATCTTTCGATGTAACTCATATTGTGATTTTCAGATTTCAACTGAATACAAATTATATCACATCCGACCTTAGGATTCGCATCTCCGCATGTAAAAATGTCAACAGCTGCTTCACCAGTTTCCGGCCAAGTGTGAATTGAAATGTGACTTTCTTCCAAAAGAGTTAATACAGTTACACCCTGTGGATCAAATTTTTTGAAGATTGTCTGGACTACCGTTGCCCCACTCGCAGATGCTGCGTTCTCCAGTAAATCAATAAGAAACCTTTCATCGTTTAAAAGATGAAAGGGACAATCATAGAGATTTAATAGGTAATGTTTTCCCAACATTGTCAGACATCCGGATCATAATACTTATCTAGAAGATCTGACACCATAGTTTCAGTTCCATCCATCTTCTTCACATCATATATGCTAGATCGCATATATCTCTTGACTTTTTTATAACTTCGAAGAAGTTTACCCACTTCATCTTTATGAATAATAACGTTTGGATTTTTTTCCCCAAACCCACCTTTTCCTTCAGTCATTTTTTCTTACCTTTAATCTTAGGAGCACATCCCCAAAGTTTTGGATTGGTTCTTCCATATCCAAAGTCAATTTTCTGAACTGCTCCGGGACCGTATTTATCATAATAAAAATCAAATAAGGCAACTCTCTTATGAGTGCGAGTTAAATCAATATACTCTACATCATCAACTACATACCAAATTAAATATGCATCATTTGGATATGATGTATCCTTTGCTCGTTCTAATGTAGTCTTCTCTAGAAGAACCTGACAACCATAATCTTTAGGATTTAATTCATTCATAATAATTTAAATTAGATCAAGAGCGATTTCCCCATTGAATATCCTGATATGCTTCCTTCACAACTTCAAATGGAATATTATATTTGTCAGTGAGATTCTTATCCTTTACCAAACAAAGAACCTCTGCTTCCCTAGGATGAAGTGCCTCAACGATACTGATAAACATAGTCTCTCTGCGAATCTGAGAGAGCGTATTGTTTCCACCCCTCACAAAATTGTAGAGATGGACATATTCATTACGCAATGAAGTTCTTCCATCACCCTTCAAATCCTGTGACTGAGCATCTCTTATGTCCAATCCCCTGGACACATTCTCACTAAGCGTTCCAGAATTAACTGTTTGTTTAGTAATGTCAGAATAAGGAACCGGTCCATCTGGAAGCATGGAAACCACACTTGGATCAAAATTCCAAATAAAAAGAGACTTTAAAGATGGATGCTCATACTTGCGCAGAACTTCCACCTTTAAAGCTTTACTTCTTTGCTTTGACGCCAGTTCCAGAACCTCAAATACAAATGGATTTATCGGCAGGTCTAGCGATACTGGTTTTCTAGTCGTTCTCTTCTTCGTCGTAGTTGTAGTCATAATCGTCTGTATTTTCAAATCGGATTGCTATAATTTCATCTGGGATTAAATTTCCATCACTATCAAACATTTCTGGATGAGTTACTGGTAGAGATGATAAGTACGCTTTTTCGTAGAAATGTTGCTTTGTCAACCATCCTACTACACCTCCAACGAAAAAGAACATTATTGAAATTAAAGTTGTAATGGTCAGAGTTAGTGCTAACATGACTTCCCCCAGAGAGTTATCGTTTTCTAGTGTCAAATGAAAATTCAAAATGGAAATGGAACTCCCGGTAAAAGAGAGAGACCATTTTGCCAAACTTTATGTGAAAAGTTTTTGGTCGATCTTGTTGGTCCCTCCCTTTCTTTTTTCTTAGCATGAACTCAAAACCACGATCAATATCATGATTTTGTTCTCTTTTATTTATTCCAGATTTATTGGATTTTTCAATAGACATTTAAAGTACATTATTTTCGCGTAGGTATTTAATTGTTTGATGACATCCACCTAAAGATTGAGTATCATTCAAAACAACCTGAGGGAATGTAGCGTCTTCACCAAAAACTTCAACGAATTGATTATAAGTAAACGCCCCACTCTCTAATGTGTATGCAACATAGTCTATCTCGGCAAGATTGAAGATTGTTTTAATCTTGTCACAATATACACAACCATCCTTAGCATAAACTGTGAACCTCATGATGCATTATTTCTCCTTTGTCGGTAAGTATATAAATTTGATGGTCGTGGTGGTCTGATCCACTCTTCTATTTTTTCCATTCTCTCATATGAGAAGAATTCTTGTCCTCCATACCAATCCCTCCAAGGTGTATGTCCTTTATCAGAATTGCATTTTCTGCAACTACAAAGAACATTGTGTGTATAATCAACACCACCTTTAGCAAGAGGAATAATATGGTCAAGTGTTAGTTCATCATTAGATCCACAATACGCACATTCATGATTCCATTTTTCTTTTATCTCATTCCTCCACATTCTTTTAGCTTCTGCTGAAGAACATGCTTGGAGATTATACAAATAATCTCCGGAAGAGTTATAGAGTGGCATATGTTTATTATTGTTGTGAATTTGTCCGAATGACCGGATTTCTACTCTGATTCTTAATCACAATAAATGCATCATTTTGATATACTGTAGTTCCATGTGGACGATGCCATTTTGGATTTGCAGTATCGCTTGCGGATAAACCACTTGAAGCACATCCACCAATTTGAATGTCTATTTCATCATTCTCAGACCAATTTAATTCATTCACAAGGTATTCAATTTTTTCTAAAAGTTCCTTATTCATATTACCTAAGGGACTACTAGTAGTATAGCATGAGAACGTTCCGCATGTCAAATTTGGGGTTGCGCATGTTTTATTTATTTTAAAATTTACGGTAAATCACCAGCATTTGTAGTTGGATATGTCCTAGCAATTCCTGCATTTGCACTTGCCCATATGATTTTGATTACACCAGATGCTCCATTGCCTGCGTTTGCAGCATCATTTCCTGCTCCACCGCCGCCATAAAGTCCGCCATTTGTGGTGCTATTGCTATTTCCAGCAGATCCACCACCACCGCCAGCAGATCCATTAATTCCCTGTCCTGTAGCAATACCAACACCACCACCGCCAAGGGCAGCAGTTGCGCTACGAGTTCCACCACCACCACCGCCGCCTGCTCCAGCAGCTGGAGTAGTTAATCCAACATCCCCACTTGCAGATCCTCCTGCACCAACATAACCACCTCCACCTCCACCTCCTCCATTATTTGTGGTATTACTTGTTCCTCCCCATCCGCCGTCGCCACCACCAACGTTGCCACCCACAATACTTCCAGTTCCGCCAACACCAGCTGTTCCACCACCAACACTATAAACAGAACCTCTTCCGCCGCCAGCAAATATTATAACAGTATTTCCCCTATAAACAGATGAATTTCCACCATCACCACCACTACCAGCATTAGCAGTTGCTCCCGTACCACCAATTCCGATTCGTAATGTTAATTGTTCTCCAGGTGTAACAGGGGTTTGGTTAATATAACGAAGACCTCCGCCGCCGCCGCCAGAGTTTTCTGTTCCGTTTGCACCACGGGCCCCACCACCACCGCCGCCGACACAAACAATAGAAATACTTGTAATACCAACTGGAACTGTCCAGGTGCTTATACCAACTGTAGTGACAGTTAATTGATTAACGTGAGGAAGTAAAAATGGATTTGCTACGAAGCTCATGTTAGTTAATTGCTATTTTTATAATAATAAAGATTTATTTTTAATCCTTTGGCACCGGTGCCAATTCCAGTTATATCAAAACGAATTGCTGCATCATCGGCAATAGTTGTTGGATTTGATGCAAGTGTTGTTGCTGTTGCAGCAGTAGTGCTTGACACCTCATTGGCATCTATAGTTAATTTATTCGCACCAAGAATAGTAGATCCATTCACAGCAATATCAACGGTCACTAAACCTGTTGTTGCGGCAGTAGAAACACTTGCCCTTGGAATTGAAACAATCCTCATCGGAAAGGGTGCTCTAAACGCGATTACACTATTTCCGATCGCAATGTTGGATGTTTCATCACTCAGTGGAATGATAAAAACTTCTTCTGCTGCAACTGTTATTGTTGATATGCTTCCGGAAGATGTTACAGTTGCAATTCCAGGACCAGTGAAATCAAGAATGGTTACACCAGCTCCTGCAATTGTAGTTGCATCACTACGAATACCCAATCCTATGCCAGTGAGTTGTCCACCATCACCCCTAAATGAAGATGCTGTAACTATTCCAGTAGCGTTTATTTGCTTGGCAAAAAATGTTGCTGATGTAACTGTGGTGATTCCCCCGAAGGTGGAGATTCCTAGGACATCAAGTTGATCACAATCCAAAGAAGCAGTATTAGTTGTTCTTAAGGTAGTGACACCAATTACACCAAGTTGCTTAGCAAATAAAGTAGATCCAGTAACTGTAGTGATTCCTGCAAAGGTAGAAACTCCAGTAATACTCAACTGAGACCCATTAATGATTCCTAAAGTTGAGACTCCAGTGATGGTTGTTTGAGTTGCTTTGAGATCAGTTACTGTGGTTACACCAGTAACATTAAGTTGTGATGCTCCAGTTCCATCTAGAGTTGTTATACCAGAAACATTGAGTTGGGTGACGACTAAAGAATTGGTATTAGTTGTGCTTAAAGTAGTAACACCAGTAATACTCAACTGAGATCCATTAACAACACCTAAAGTTGAGACTCCAGTGATTGTCGTTTGAGTTGCCTTTAAGTCTGTTACTGTGGTTACACCAGAAACCCATAGTTGCTTAGAAAATAATGTGGATCCAGTAACTGTAGTGATTCCAGCAAAGGTCGCAATTCCACTTATATTCAGCGTTGTTGCACCAATTCCTCCATTAATTGTTAAGGTTTCAATTGGATTGGTTGTTCCTATTCCAACATTAGATAATGTATGAATTCCAGCACCTGTGGAGGACCAATATGATTCACCAGTCCCACCCGATGCCGATACAGTCACAATACCAGCAGAAACTGGAGATACTGTTAGATTGGTTCCAAAATCTATTCCGGTTACAACACCAACATATGTTGGAAAATTATCAAAAACACCTAAGGATCCACTGCCACCAGTTGAATTAATGGTGACTGCTCCAGTCCCACCAGCAGGATCAATTGTAATATTGGTTCCTGCAATAATCTGAGTAACAATTCCGGATAGATTTGCCCCATTTCCCCTAAATGATGATGCAGTAACTACTCCAGTAGCATTTATTTGCTTAGAAAATAGAGTTGCCGATGTAACCGTAGTAATACCAGCGAAGGTAGAAACACCAGATACGTTAATCTGAGTAGCATCCAAGGAATTGGTATTAGTTGTGCTTAGTGTGGAGACTCCAGTGATTGTGGTCTGAGTTGCCTTTAAGTCTGTTACAGTAGTAACACCAGAAACATTAAGTTGAGTTGCACCTAAGGCATTAGTATTAGTAGTGCTTAGTGTTGTAACACCAGTTACATTAATTTGTGTTGCACCTAAAGAATTTGTATTGGTTGTGCTTAGAGTGGAGACTCCAGTGATACTCAGTTGAGACCCATTAACGATTCCTAAAGTAGAAACACCAGTAATA